GGCGGCTTCCTGAAACTCATTGCTGTACCTTGTCGAGTAAGTAGTAACCCACCCCAATCAGGGCGACGGCTACGAAGGCAATTGCTGCGCCGTACTTGGCGTTGAGCATGAACTCCTGCTGCCGCAGACGGTGCTCACGCTCCTTCTTCTCGCGCTCCTTCTTCAGCCGGATGCGCTCCATGATCATCTCGTTGTATACGTTCTCACCGTAGTGAGCGACGATCAGAATCTTGAGTTCGTACTCTTGCTTGATCAGCGCCTGTTTGTGCATCGTGATCTGCAAGGCTTCCTGCTCGATGCTGTCGTCGTGCAGCAACCGCTTGAAGACCGAAGGCTTCTTGTTGGCCTTGTCATTGGCTAGGCGGTTGAAGTCCCCAAAGGCGCCGTACCACTTGCCGATCTGACCGGCAACGTCTTGAATCTCGCGGCCCGTGGCGACGAGTTTTTTAACGGCCCCAAACGCAGCATTCGCCGCCGAAACTGCCGCGAGAATGCCAGTTATGGGTTCCATACACTACTTGTTCCCCTTCAGAAACTTCTCGCGCTCTTCAAGGAGCTTGACCTTCACTTGAAGGTCGTTGATGTCTTTGTAGATTTGCTCTTTCATCTGCGCCCGACGCTCGGCGCTGATTGGGCTGTCGGTGGGCACGCCTTCTTTGGTGATGAGCGCAGGCATTGACCCTTCGATCTTGGTCAGGCGCTCAGAAAAGGATGCAACCTGCCCCAGTAGCCAAGCGAGTGCAGCCACCACGATGGGGATGACTGCCTTGAGTACGTCTGACCAAGCCATGATTATTCAGGCTTCGTCGGCCACTGAATGTTTTCAGGGAATCCCGGCTGCTGCGGCACATCCCGAAGGGCTTGGCGGTAGGGCGCCCATTTGTCCTTGGTTGCCTGCGGCGTATCTGGCATCTGAGTCCAATCGGTTTCAGACAACAAAGCATTCCGCATCACACGAACATCGACTCTTTTACGGGCTTGCTGTTCAACAAGGTCTTTTTCATGCTGCTCAAGCTCTTCATCGTTATATTCACGAAGAACTCCATCAGCCCATTTAATAGGTCTGTTCATCGCAGAACTCCATACAAAGAAATTTCAATGGCGCTATTAGCAGTGGTAGCATCAATGTTTATACCCGTTAAACCTGTTGAAAAAGTTAGGTTATTGTTTATCGCCCGATGATAGGCATAAACATAGGGGCTAGGGCCATAATAAGTAGAATACTGACGCCAAAAACCACCCAATCGGGTACTGTTACTGGCGCCACGGGCGTTCATTAAATATATTTCTCCAAAAATTACCACCCCATCTACTGTGGAATCCCCACCGCCAAGTGTTCCCCCTAGATTAGAGGTACCACTACCAGACGAAGCCGTAGAAAATGTAGAGTTATTTAAGGCGTTAAATACCGCTTGATAACCGGCATAAAAATAGCGGGTTGTTCGCAAAGAGCTATCAATATAAAATCGTAAGTTGTCAGTTATGTTTACAGCAGACGCTGAAGTTTTTCTAACTGTGTAAATTATTTTATACGCCGTGTATGTGTTGCTAAAAGACGACGTAAAAAAGTCATATGAAGTAGCGCCTGATGCGTTTGTAGTAGCAATTAAAATTTCAGCCCCTGAAGCGGGGGGAGCAGCACTTGTCCAAGTCGTTCCATTACTTGTCAGTACGTTTCCATTACTGCCAGGGGCTGGCAATGCCGTGGTTTGTGTAGTGCTATCCGGGAACTGAACGCCGGTTGAAACGAGTGAGGTGGGCATTTGGACTCCTTAGACGGTGCCGTTGGCGGTGATGTCACTCAGCGCGGTGAGCACGCCAGTGGAACTGATGGACAAAACGGGGGTACCCAAGTAGCTGATGACGAGCTTACCGCCGGATTCAGCCACAGTAAAGTTGGTCGTGGACAAAGACGCCGCATAGCCCGTGACATTGATACCCCAGGTACCGCTGGCTCCCGATCCGGTATTTGACGGCACTGAAAGGTTTGACCGAGCGGTAGCCGCATCCGAAGCCCCAGTACCGCCGTTGGCTACAGCCAAGATACCGGTGAAACTGATGTTGGGCGTTGCCCCGCCAGACGAGGCCAAGGGCGATGAAGCAGTAACCGCTGTGATCGTGCCGCCCGAGCCGGAGGCAGACAGCGTGCCGCCTGCGAAACTGATGCCCGATCCGATGGTGACGTTGCTGAACCCACCCGCACCGTTGCCGTACAGAATAGACGTGCCGGACGTGGCCGGAGCGTAGTCAGTGCCCGACACCGCCGCAGAAAACGCGCTCGTTCCGCTGGCCTTAACGATGCCCGTCAGGGTGTTCACCCCCGTACCGCCGTTGGCCACGGGGAGGATGCCGGTGACGTTTGTCGTCAGGTTGGCAAACTGGGTTGATGTCGTTCCCGTTCCACCGTTGGCTATAGGCAAAGTACCGGTGACCTGAGAGGTCAAGCTGACCGCAGATAGCGAGCCGCCGAGCGTGAGCGAGCCGGTGGAGGTGACCGTGCCGCTGAGCGTCAAGCCCTGCACCGTGCCGGTGCCGGACACCGAAGTCACGCCGTCTGCCGTCGAGGTGGCGACCGTTACGAAGTCGGTACCAGTCCAGGCCACAAGCGCCCGAGCACCCGCAGCGACAGAAGTGCCAGTGGTGGCAGAACCCTTGACGACAACCGCCGCATCCGACTGGTTGTGGACGATGTACGCCTTGCTGGTGCTGGGGGCGATGATGTTGCGCGTGACACCGGGCGAGCCAGTAGGGACGAGGATCGCGCACCGCGCCTGATTGACCGCACCGGAGCCGGTGGTGGTCAGGGTCCAGTCGCTCAGGGCAACCGTCTGGGTGGCCGTCGCAGCAATGGAGTCTTCAACCAACTCCGTGATGCTGTTGTTGACCGTGGTGCCCCAGGTGCCGTCAAGTTCGCCCTCGACTGGGAGAGCGAACCCAAGAAGTGAGGTGTACGCGGTAGTCATCGTTATTCCTTACTGGCTTTCAGAGCCCGTAGTTCTGCTCGCAGCGCAGCAACTTCTTTGGCAAGTTCAACGCACGCTACCAAAGCCGCATTGCCGTAGGCAAGAGAAAGCGTCCCTTGATTATCAGCGGTAACAACTTCTGGCAACAGGTTCTGCCAGTCTTGGGCGGAGCAACCGGCCTGCCGTTCCTCTGAGTCAATCCGGGTGTACGTGCCACTCTTGATGGAAGCAAGTTGTTCAACGAAGCCTTCTTTAACCGGAGCCCAGTCTTTCTTCAGGCGCTCATCCGAGTGCGCGGTGACGTTCCCGGCCATCGTGAGGTTGCCGGACATGTTCATCTGGAAGAGGTTTGCGGGTGCAGACCAGCCGCCGATACGGAGTATGTTGTCCGAATCAAGACCCATGTTGACGGCGTATTGGCCGCCGCGATGGAATGCCATGATCGCGCCATTACCGCCAGTCGAGTACGCCTGCGCTCCGATATTAGAAGCACTGGCTGTATTACCGTTACCTGTAAAGTATTGCGTAGCAGTCCACGTGTAACTGCCGCCAACTGCGTTGCTGATACTTGAGGTGTTACCGGCGTTGCCGGTGATGCTGATACCCCAAGTACCCGAAGCACCGCTGCCCGTCAGCGAAGGGGCGTAGGAGGTGTAGTTACCGCTATCGAGGACGGTGCGCCATGACTGCCAAGTACCGCTGTTTTTTCCGCGAAGCGCAATCTGCCCAGACCTATAGTCAGCAGCAATCTGATGTTGCCAACTACTGCTGTACGCTTGAGAGTAAAGCGCACCATCTGTTGCGTTACCCGTGAAATTGGGTACCCCGGCGGTGTAATAAGTAATGCCGTTGCTGTCAAGCGTATCGGCGTTGACGCCGGCATTACTGCCAGTATTTCTAAACGGCCAAGAATCAATTTGGTCAGCAGTCGTTGCCGTCGCAGCGTTACCGCTGATGTTGATCGGCGCAGTCCCCGACAGGCTAGAGGTCAGGTGCGCAATGCTGGCCTTGCGGTAGAAGTTATCGCCGCCGTTGGTGACGATTACCTGGGATACGGACGGGTTCTCGTTGTTGTTGGTGTTGCTGTTGATGTAGAAAAAATAGGTGTAGCCGTTGGCATCTGACCGGCCAATTGTGTTGGCATTGCCAAAACTCGTGCCCGCAGCAGGAACCGCGCCGTAGGAGCCCCAGTTGGTGCCGGTAGTGGCCGTACCGCTCAACGTGGCAGTGATCGTGCCTGCACTAAAGTTGCCAGAAGCATCACGGGCTACGATGGTGCTTGCCGTGTTGGCACTTGTAGCGTTGGACGTGACCGTGAAGGTTTGAGCAGACGCGCCGTTGAAGGTCGCAGAGCCGGATAGCCCCGTGCCAGAGGTGGCAAGCGTGAGGCTGTTGGAAACCTGCGTGGCCGAGCCACTCAAGGTGGCGGTGATGGTGCCCGCGCTGAAGTTGCCTGATGCGTCACGCGCAACAATCGTCGAAGCAGTATTGGCGTTGGTCGCGTTGGATGTGACCGTGAACGTCGAGTTGCCAGACTGGTTGGCTGTGAATGTGGCAGAGCCAGACAGGCCGGTGCCCGACACCGCCATCGTGAGCGTGCCGTTACCGATGGTCGGCAGAGTGGACCAAGACGGCGCAGAAGTGCCGTTGGACTGGAGATACTGGCCTGACGTGCCTGCGGCAGAGAACAGGGTCGTGCCACCGGCAGACTGGTAGGGAATCGCACCGGCCACACCACCGGCCAAGTTTGTAGCCGTCGTAGCAGATGTAGCGGAGGTTGCTGTGCTTGCGTTACCCGACAGCGAAGCGGTGATGGTGCCTGCGCTGAAGTTGCCTGACGCATCCCGAGCCACGATAGCCGAGGCAGTGTTTGCGCTCGTGGCCGTCGTTGCTGAGTTGGGGATGGAGGTAGATGCGGTGAACGCGCCCGTGCCGTTGCCGTACACGTAGCCCGTCAGGGTGGTGGCGCCCGTACCGCCGTTTACCACTTGCAGCGTGCCATCGACATGGGTTTGTAGGCCAATCTTGCCCCAAGCAGGATCGCCACCCACACCACCCGAGATCAGCGCGTTGCCCGTCACCACATCAGCCAACCGGCCAAGCGTCGTAGAGGACGTTGCGTACAGCAGATCGCCCTGAGCGTAGGTCGTCAGGCCCGTGCCGCCAAAAGTTGCGCCAATCGTTGAGGCATTCCAAGTGCCCGCCGCAAGCGTGCCAACCCCGGTAATGCCGGTGTAGGAGCCAGACAGCCGCGCCACAGGCAACGTGCCCGAGGTGATGTTCGATGCGTTGGTCGTGTCTGTCGTCGCAGACGCAGCCAGTCCTGACACCGCACCCGCGCTGATGGCGATGCCGGTATTGGTTACGCTCGTGACCTGCCCCTGCGCGTTCGTGACAAACACGGGAACCTGTGAGGCGGTGCCGTATGTGCCAGCCGTGCCGATGTTGGCAATGTTGAACGTGTAAGACGGAGACTCGCTCAGACCCGTGCCAGCCGTGTAGGTGATTGGCGCGGAGAACTGTTGAAAAACAATCGCCGTGGTGCCGATGGTGATCGGAGGGGGAGTCTGCTGGACCCAAGCGGTGTTGACGTTGGCCGTGCCGCCGGTCACCAAGAAGAAGTCGCCCTCGTCGATCTGATCGACCCCTGTACCAACGGAGTCAAAGTCTGTAGCGCGGGTTAGGATAAAGGGCGCACCGGGCGAGGAGTTACCTGCCTGAGTTAGCGTATACACGCCGTTTTGCGCGCCGTCAGCTTGGTTCTTGATCAGAATCCGCGTGCCGTTGTCCGCAGGTGAAACGAACGTGTAGCCGTCAACCGTCAAAGCGCCGTTGGCGTTTGCTGTAAGCGTAGCCCCGACACCGCCCGTGCCGTTGTTGTATGTAACAGCAGGCAACGCTGCGGTGGTTGCATACCCCACAGCTTCGTGAAAGTGAATACCCGATGCAATGGCGTCAGCGTACTGCTTGTTAACGATGTCTGTGTTGTTGGTCGGCGTCGTGGAGATCGTGCCCGCCGTGATGTTGGCCGTCGTGATGTTGGCCGTGCCCACCCCCAGCGTGCCCACATCCAGCAAAGTAACCGCCGAGCCCGCTGCATCTAGATAGACCGCACGCTCTGCCGGGTAGGTGACAAATACATCCTTGGTGCCTGCACCAAAGACCACCTTGCTGCCGGAGTTGCTTGACTCAAAGACCGTGGTGCGGGTCAGGGTAGGGCCAGCGGTCGTGTACGTACCGATACCAACTTCCCAGTCGCCCGTGTTGGAGTCGTAGATTCCGTAGTAGGTCGTGTTGCCGTTGCCGATGATGGCAAAAGACTGGAACCCGTAGACCGCCCCGCCAAGCGTCAAGTCGGCGGTGCCCGTCGTAGTGGTAACTTCCTTGACCCGATCTTTTACGACAAGTGCCATTTTTGGTATCTCACGATTGGGTTTTCACGACGTTCCACGCTGTCGTCTGGGCGGTATTAACAGTACCCCAGTTGGCGTTCTGGGCGTCGTTGATGACTTCCCACAAAAGCCTTGCAGCCATCGAGTCAGCGGCTACGGCACCATCAGTGACGATAGCAAAAAACGTCGCTATGGCCAAGATGGAATCCGCTACTGTCGCGCCCTCAGAAACTGTCGCGCTAAATATGGATGCGGCAACTGCCGTGGCATCAGCACCAGTAAGAGACTCAGCAACCAAAGCCGCAAAGTCCATCCGGGCAGAAACCGTTTCGGACCCGGTAGCCGATTCCGCCACCGATGCCGGGTAGGTCATGGTTGCAGAAGCCGTCTCGCTGGCTATGACCGACTCCGCCAGATTGGCCAAGAACGTCGCTACCGCCTGCTCCACAGAACTAGCCGTGGCCGACTCCGACACGGTGCCGGTGAAGTCAACGAGCGTCGAAACCGTCTCAGTAGTAGATGCGCTCTCGCTCACCGATACCGCGAAGTCGATCAGCGTGGACACCGTATCCGAGCCGGAGGCAGTATCGGTGACGCTGACAGCAAAATCCGCCAAGGCGGAAGCCGCGACATCAAGCGTGGCTGTTTCGGCCACATCTGCTGAGAAGATAGACGGCTCGACCGTTGCAGTAAAGGCGCCGGTAGCCTGCTCGGCTATGTTGGGAGCGAAGTCAACCAGCACCGCCACGGCGTCATTTGCCGCAGCAGCATCGGCTACCGCCGCGTCAAACGAAGTACCGCCCCCCGCCGCAGCAAACGGCGTTTCCGCGAAGGCGGTTACTCCAAACACAAAGCCCTAGCCTCAAGCGGCATCGAGGCTGAAGGTGTAGGTCACATTCAGCGTGTCGCCAGAAACCACGGTGCGGTCGCCAGGGGCCTGGAAGTCCGCCTCGGAGAACAACACACCGGACGTGCCCGAAGCCACCGTGCACAGGAACGCCCCGGCCACCACGCCACCAGCACCGGAAATGGTGAACTGGGCAGGCGAGGCACTGTTGCCGATCACCGAGGGATCAGCCGTCGTGGCAGTGCCAAAAGTCACAGCCTTGCGCGAACCAGAGTAGTTGGTGAACTCAGTCCAGCCGCCGTGCGTGGCCAAGGTATCGCCCGCAGAGTAAGACGTGCCGCTTGCGGGACCAGTGATGAGGCCCAGGTAGAACGCCGCCGAATAGGTGGCACCCTTGAAGTACTGGGTGTTCATATCTTGCAGGCCCTCATTGACCACGAGGTTGTGCATCTGGTCTTCCCACTTCAGGTTGCCGTCCTTATCGAAGCACTGAACGTGGAACACGCCCCCGCCCGAAGCACCCGAAGAGAAACCTGTTTTGGCCACAAGGCCGGCAGACACAGCGTCCGAAGTATTTGCTTTGTCGTTCAGCATGATCGCTCCTTAAATGATGCGGATGAGGGCAGTGTCGGGATTATTGGGAGCGAGCTGAATTTGGAAATTCTGGCTCAATGTCGTCTGGTCAATCCCGAAGTTCAAAACCCCAATCGACTTGTTTCCCTTGGAAAAGTTGTAGATCAGCGCCCCGCGGGGAGCAAAAGTGGTAGCAATCCACGTCGGGTTGTCAAACGAGGCATACGCCACGGCGCCGGACAACGACACGGTCACATTCACCAAAGTCTCGCCCCCAGCAGTGTATCCAGGACTGGAGACTTCCCCAAGGGTCGTATACACCGTGGTTCCGGGGCCCAGCACCGCTGAGGAGGTGTAAAGCGCAATCTTGAGCGTGTCCGTCTCAAGGTCATGCTGACCCAGAAGAAGCTGCTCTTTGAAGCTGTTGGTCAAGCCTGCAGTAATCATGTCACTGCACCTTCAGCTTGACTTGCCCATCGCGATAGGCATCCCCGCGCTGCTTGGCATCGCCCAGGTTCTTCAAGAGTGCCATGGCCTCTAGGTACTTCTGGTTGTACAGCGCCATCATGTCGGCCTCGCCCTTCATGTAGGTATAGGCCTCGACAAGCGAGCCATACAGAAGAGCCGAGTCGAAGTTGTCGCCCAGCCAAGTCTGACCATCGGGAGCCGTGGTGATTGACTCCGGGTAGTAGTAATAGTGCAGCTCTACGTTGTACGCTGCATTTGGCGTGGGACCAAGGATAAAACTGAGCTCATCCGTGATGATCGGGGAAGGATCATTGGTCGTGGTCGGCCCAAAGATGGCGTAGTACTTAGGCAGGGCCGTGTAAGTAGCCGATGGGTAGACCTGACGAATGAAGTTGACGTCCTTATTCTGCAGGTACGTGTAGTTGCCCTGCGCGTCAATCACGGCCAAGGAGTACGTGGACAAAAAATCATTTGGGCACGACAGGTATTTGTTGCCCGCAGAAAGCACCCCGGTCACGTTTTTGCGCAGGTTGGCAATCTGGACCGTGTTGTAGATCCGCTGCTCAGCCTGACGAACAAAAACCGGGATCTCCGCCGCAAATGACGTGTCCTGGTTCTCGGTGTAGGCAATGATTGCCGCTGTAAGCTGAGCGTAGTTCATGTGATGCTCGTCTGAACCGATCCAAGAATTGCGTCTGCCCACAGGGGCTTGGCGTACGGCATCGGCATCATGCCAATACTGGCAAATGACGTGTCCACCGTGAACCCGACGAAGACCGTGACCGCCATTTTCGCTTCAGGACGCGGCTGATACAAGGCCTGCGGCTCAGTAATGTTCCGCTTGGGCTCAAGCTGCGGGTGCTTAGGCTCATAGCACTCATCACAGACCTTGAAGCCCTTCCAGTCCTTGATCAGCGAGTTGAGCTTGAATCGCTGGCCACACTGGTCGCACAGCGCAATCGCGAACTTGCCTGATGCGTAGCCCGCGCCCATGACTACCTCGTCGTGTAAGTCGGGACGGCGAAGTAGCTGGACCGCTCACGGTCCTCGGAAGCGGCCCGGAAGAACTCCTCTTCGTAGAACGACTTGAGGATCTGGATGCGGTCCGGGGCCTTCTTGATGGCCAGATAGTAGGCAAGGCCCGCGATCAAGCACGGCAAGAACCGGAACGAAATGTCGGCCGTGTTCGTGTACGCCCCAGTGTCCTGGATGCGGCGAATCACGTAGTACCGAAACTCGTAGGTGGTCGTAGCATCCGGCGCCGGGTACAGGAACAGCTTGGCCGGAGCCGTGCGCTGCACAAAGTACTGAGCTGGGCGGGACCGCGTGTTTTTGTTCGGAACGTGCAGGTACTCGGCGTAGCCAATCCGGTCGATGGTGATGTCCTGCTGGTTCGAGGTCCCCGCATTGGTGCGGATGACCGCGGACAGGGCATCCACCGTATCGTCCGGCAGCGTGTACTCGTACTGACCAACAACCAGCGGAATCTGCCGCTGCTCAATGGTCCACAGGTTCAAGCCGCGGTTGGCCCACTCCGCAAACATGAGGTTGATCGAGCGCAGGGCGGTCTTCATGTCGTAACCGTCCCGATTCTCATAGCCGCAGCGTTCGTACGCTTCGGTGATGATGTCATCGAACTCCAAATTGAAGTTCGACGTGCCCGATGTAGCCATGATTTAGTAGATGGTTGCCTTGCGAGCGCGAGCGGCGCCCACGCCGCGGACTTGCACCACGTCACCGGTAGAAGCCTTCTTGACCGGCTCGCTCATGGTCTTTCCCTGGGGGCCAGCCATGTCAGGGCCAGAGGCAGCGATCTTGCCGCCCTTGGGCACGCCCTTCATGGCCATGCCGCCGTCCTTGAAACCCTTGACGGCGATGCCCTGGCCACGCTTGGCCAAGCCGCCCTTCTTGTAGTTGCCGTTCATCATTTCTTGCCGCCTTTCTTGGCTGGTTTGGACATACCGGCCTCGCTTAAGGCGATGGCCACTGCTTGTTTGCGATTGGTCACCTTTTGGCCAGACGAGGACTTCAGCGCCCCGGTCTTGAACTCATGCATGACCTTTTCTACTTTCGCGGGCTTCTTATGAGAGGGCACTGCGCTGCTCCTTTATAAAGGCATCCAACTTTTCGTCAAGCCTGTCCAGCCGAACAAGCACCCGATTGATGTCGCTGTGGACATCCGCCCTGGTAACGTACTTCTCGGCGTTCTCTTCCCGCGTCTTGCTCAGCAAAATAGACACGCGCTTGAGCTCGTCGTGCATCGACTTGACCCAAAGCAGTGCTGCCGCGGACGCAAACGACAGCACGATGTTCCATATCAGCACTTCCATTTCCGAAGACTCTTGTTGATACGACTATCGGGATCGTTTGCCGTTTTTTCGCTAGTCAGCTTGGCTTTCATGCCGGACATCCTGGCACAGAATGACTTCTTGCGTGGCCCACCCTCCGGCTGCGGAGCCTTCAGCCCCGGCTTGCCAGGATTGGCGCGGTTGTAGGAGGCGCGCCCTTTGGCGTTCAAGCCGCCGCTGGGGCTCTTGCCCTCCTTGCGCTGCCAAGCAGGTGACTTGGCCATGCGTCAGTACATCTTGCACTGCTTGTTACGGGCCTCGCCAACGCCGCGAGGGGCCACAGAGGCGCTGGGCTTCTGATAGTCCTTGCGGGGCGTCT